AGGACGACCTCCTCGCGTAAGACATAGGGTAGAGTAATCTCCTGTTTCGATCTTTGTTGACCCTGGTAGATGTATTGTGAACTCGGGTCATCGTAACTTTTCTTAAACACGACCGCTCGGTCGTTATAATATTTCCCATCTTCGGATTTGTAAATGTATGAACACCTCGTGCACTTATCATCTACAAAATCTGTTTCGGTTATGGGAGCGACGGGTTTCCCGTCTACGAGATTCGCAGTTGTTTTCAGGATAGATTTCATCGCAACTGGATTATTCCCCAGGGTTTGTTGTAGATTCTTGATGAAGTCTACGATCAAAGGACCTAGGTTCGTTTGGTCGAGACCGAGGAGGTGTAGTTCCGTCTCGGTGTGTTTTACGATACCTTCAATCCACTCGGTCATTTACGTACGTCTGGTGCCATTCTTTTAAATCTCCTACGATAATAGAAAGAGGATGTCGATCTACCCACCCACGGGGACACTCGAAATTAAGAACGCCACCTTGAAAATCCCGGTGGTGGATCTCCAGTACACGTCGAACACCGCCAAGCTGGAAGCGAACTCCAATGTGGTCACGGAATTTAGTCGGTCGAAAAAGCTTATTAAGTATCCGAGGGTGGCTATGACTTCTGATAATCAACCTACTGGGTACGTGGCGAGTGCGAGTAGTTACTATACAACCAGCCCCACTTACGCTCCGTGGAAAGCTTTTGATAACATAAAAGATGGTAATTCTTGGATATCTGAGAATATCTCGTACAATGCAGATGGAACCGCAACAGGTGCTAGCCAAGTTGATACTTTTGAAACTATACCTGGTTCATGGTTAGGTATTGAACTTCCGAATAAAATTAAGTTAGAATACGTAATTATAAAAAATAGAGACTCTGCTACGATTCGTAATGTAAAAGATGGTATCATCTGGGCGAGAAATGATGGTACTACATGGTTCAGAATAAAAGACTTTTCCGGTTTGAATACAAATCGGAATGCAAAAAATGCAATACAAGTACATCAAACAATTGCATATAACGAATATCGTTTACAATTTACGAAAATATATCCTTATGGTGGGTCCGGTGGGTCTGCTTCAATTGGTGAACTCGAACTCTTCGGCCTTCCCGAATACGACCCCGACGCACATGGGACTGATGTGACCGTAAAGTCATACCCCAACGTTCCCAACACGGATTGGTTGGAGGTCTACTATGATGCGAAGGGGTTGGGGAATGGGTCTACTACGGTGAACGATCTAAAGCCGGTAGGAACTGCTAACAATGGCACAGTCGGTGGGAATACATCGGTCACCGACGAAGCTTTCACGTTTGATGGGACCGGTGATTACATAACGTCGACCGTAACAACGGGGACTGGAAATCAGTCATTTTCTGTGGCGTGTTGGTTTAAGTTCACAACTCTCGGTGGTTTACTGTGGGGATTCACTGGAACTACCGATGGAACGGACAATAGCCCAAGTAATAATTCGACGCCACACGCGTATTTCAATACCACGGGGAGTATTAATTTTGATTTTTGGGCCAATGCTACAGTAACCGCCGAAAAACTGATCGAAGCGAATAGATGGTACGCCGGTGTATGGACATATGACGGAACTACGAGAAAAATATACATCGACGGCACACAGGTTCACTTACCACAAAGTTCAACACCACTTAGTATCATAGATAACACTTCTCGTTTATCGATTGGTATATATCCTACCAATTTATCGGGAGGACCAATGACAGGTTCCGTCGCCAACTTCCGCCTTTTCAACCGAGCCCTGACCCAAGACGAGATCTACCAACTCTATGCCTACCAGAAGGAGGACTTTGGACACGGGGACCTGTCCATGACCCTCAAGGCTGGGCGTTTAGGAATTGGAACTTCGGAGCCGAGGGCGGCTTTGGACGTGCGGGGGGATATCTATGGTGGGTGCCCGGTCTTTTTTCATGCTACGCGAACAGCCGGTCACCTAAACTCTGCAACAAATCCCATTGTTTTCAATAATGTAGTATCAAGCAAAGGTGGTGGATACAACTCAAGCACTGGTAAATTTACATGTCCTATTGCTGGATACTATAAAATCTATGGTTACGCTATAACGGATACTGGTGGGACGGTGTGGATGGTATTAAGGATTAACGACATAGACCAGGGATTCGGTAAAGCTTATTCTCATACACCGTCGCCTAATCATACTCAGGCTCATGCGACGTCTATAGTATACTTAAATCATAATGATACAGTGCATTATCGTTCACAGGGGTCTATTTCGGGTTCAGGAACGACCAGTAATCAAGCAAGTGCGAATGGATTTATCGTACATTACTTTTCGTCGTAAAAATTCCTCCAAAGTGGACCGAGTCCCACTTTGCAAGAAATAACCTCCCTCAATAGTAGATGTCAGTCAACGGTTCGAACAACTTCTTGAACATCGAGGATGCGAACCTCCGAGTCAGGAACGGTTCGGTGCACGCTCAGGGGATGACCATCGGCGGAGCCATCGTCAGCGCCTCGCACGGACTTCAGTCTGTCTCAGACACGAGCAACACCACCAGTAACACGCTCCAGTTCACCAACCCGACGACCGCCTTCAAGGCGACGAGTAACATCGAGTTGACGGCGAACACGGCGATCGTAGTGGAGTCCAACGTCCTCATGGATTTCAAAACCTTGGGTCAGATTGAGTTTCCGGGGCCGCTGACTCTAGGGCAGTCCCTCGATGTTCCCCGCATTTCGCGGTACGACGTGGATACGGAAACCCCGAGACCCGAGAAGTTGGTGGTGGATTTCGACACCACCGTCAATTCCTCACCCACAGATATCTCGGGGAAGGGGAATCATGGGAGGTTTTACGGAACTGCCCAGTACTCCGCAGCGGATAAGGCGTTTACTGGTTTCCCAAGTTCTTCCTCTAATTATATAAAGGCAACGCTGAATGGTGCTTCCGGTGCGTACGCACATACACAGTCCTATTGGATCAATGGTGCTGATACGACCCCGAGGTGTGCATTTACGGTGGGAACAAACACTGGAACCTATTCTTATCTGTATATGTGGTTAAATACATCTAAATGGGTGATGAGTGTAGATGGGTTTGGTTTTCAATATGTTGAAACAATTGACGATAACAGGTGGTACCATATAACAGTAACGTACGATGGTGGATCTGTTCAGGATTCTTATAAATTTTACCTCAACGGTGAATATAAGACACCCACTAGTGTCGATAACGCTTCGTCTTTTAACTCCTTAAATCTACCTTCAAATCCCGAGGTTAGAATAGGCAGAGACGATAACGTCCAATGGTACAATGGAATGGTTTCAAACCCCAAAATTTACTCGGTCGCCCTCGAACCCTCGGAGGTCCAAAAGTTGTACCGTCTCGGCCGAACCGGGCGGTCCATGGTCATCAGCGACACGGCCGTCGGCATCGGGAAAGCCCCTGAAGCCCAGTTGGATGTGAGGGGGACAGGTAAGTTTGCGGGGGATCTTTATTTAAACGAACCACCAGTATTACCCCAAGTCATAGGTTTTCATGCATATAGTTCAACGCTCAACACTTTCTCGGGTAATAGTTCTATAACTAATCAGTTCGATTTGACCTATTATAATTATAATAGTTGTTATAATACAAGTACGGGTATATTCACGGCTCCAGTTGCGGGTTTATATGGTGTAGAGTTACAGTTACGTACAAAGGGAAATTATTATTGCGTTTATATAGAATTAAAATCTGCGAGTGGGAGTTTGCAACGATATGTAATTAACCAATGTGAGCAGGATGTAACTACAACTAATGAACATAGAAATATGGCTGGGTTTACCTGGATGGAAGCGGGTGGTACACTACGAATAAGAACTTCGGGTGGTTCCGGTGATTTGTACGTGGATACTGGTAGTTGGAGTAAGTACGTAGCAGTGTTGATACATAAAACACCGTAAAAAAATATAGTAACAATTTATATGGATAAAAGATTTATCTCAATTGATCCAAAAACACTGAAAATTGTCGATTCATTTTTTACAGAGGATATAGACAATTATGGAGGGCGTTCTACATTATTGATACATATGTTAGTCGATAGAGATATTAACATTCAAAATACAAAAATAATCAAGGTTTCTGAATCCGAATATAAAATTAATCCTATAGTTCCAGAAGAACAATACAATGAAGAATATTCCAGACAGACTACACTAGAAGCTTTTAAGGAACTCCGCCAAGAACGTAACCAGCGCCTCGCCGAGGTGGATTGGATTTTCTCCACGGATTACCATATCCCAAATCAGATGAGAGACGAGTGGACGCGGTACCGCCAGGCGCTCCGCGACCTCCCTTCGCTCACCGAAGACCCGGAGAACCCCGTGTGGCCCGAAAAACCTACGGTCAACCCGAGCGGCGGGTCCACCGTGAGCGTCGACCTCGACCACCTCGCGGGTATCGCGTCGCAGGTCACCCTCCTCCAGAACGTGGTTTTCAGTCTCACGAAAAGAATCGAGCAACTCGAACAGGCTTAAAAATTATGTCAGTATACAGTATAAAATGTCCGGCGGAATCGCCCAACTCGTCGCCGTGGGCGCTCAGGATGCGCACCTCGTCGGCGCCCCCGAAGTTAGTTTCTTTCGCTCAACGTACAAACGACACACAAATTTCAGTCAGACCTGCGAGCGTCAGGTCATCCAGGGCAACGTCAACAACAACGGCATGTCCACCGTGCGCTTCGAGCGCAAGGGTGACCTTCTCAACTACGTGTACTTCGCACCCTACGTCGTCGTCGACGCCGACACGGCACCCGTCTCTGATTGGACCACCCTAATCTCTAAGGTCGAGCTCTTGATCGGCGGTCAAGTGGTTGACACCCAGGACTCCACGTACTCCACGCTCATCGCGCCCACCCTTTCCGCCACTAACTTCTCCAAGTCCGTGGCCGGTGGTCTCTACGACGGTGCGGGTACTGCCAAGTTCTACCCGCTTCGGTTCAGCTTCTGCGAGAACTGGCAGAGCGCGCTCCCGTTGGTGGCCCTCCAGTACCACGACGTCGAAATTCGCATCACCTGGGGTGGCAGCGCCTCGAGCTGGGGCTGGAACGTCTACGCAAACTTCGCGTACCTCGACACCGACGAGCGCGCCGCGTTCAGCTCCGGGTCCCATAACATGCTCATCACCCAGGTCCAGAAGAGCATCGCGTCCAAGAGCCTGATCCAGGAACTCAACTACAATCACCCGATCAAGTACCTCGCCGCCGCTAAGGGCAGCGCCATGTCCATCCTCCACGAGGCGAACAAGCTCAAGCTCCAGATCAACGGTACTGATATCGGCGATTACAAATTCGCCGATCCCAACTTCACGTCCGTGCCCCTCTACTACCACACGTCAAACTCCAGTGTCAAGGGTACGAATCTTTTCTTCGTGCCTTTCTGCCTCGACGCTGCGAAGCTCCAGCCCACCGGTAGTCTAAATTTCAGCCGACTCGACTCGGCTCGGATCCAGTCCGCAGGCCACGCCGGTGCTGGTGTCGGTAAGTTCGACGAGGACATCTACGCCGTCAACTACAACGTACTCAGGGTGGAGAACGGCATGGCTGGCCTTTTATATTCTAACTAAATAGTAAGTATGTGGAAAACAATCTTCCTCCTAGCAGTCGTCTTTGTATTGACGTATAACCCAAGGTCACAGACTCTCGAGAAGTTCGTGGGTCAGCCCACGCCGCCGACCGAGAAATCGTGCCAGGCCACGCATTACCAAGCCGTGCAATTCGCAACCACCCCGTACCAGTGTCCGAAAGACGACAGGGTTTCCATGGGCGTGATCACTACTTAAAAGAAAAAATCGTAGGTACAGTAAATGATCCCGATCGACCGTGAAATTCTCACCACCATCGCCGCAATCGCCTGCATCGCCGGCCTCGTCTTCCTCTTCAGGGAGCTGAACAAGGCGAAGCAGGAGGTCGACGAGCTCAAGGTTTTCTCAGCGCACGTCGCGCGCCATCTTTCCCAGTCCAGCGGTGGCGGCGGTGCGAAAGAAGAACCCGCGCTCGTCGCCGAGGAGGTGGAAGAAAAATCCGAGGAATAAGAATGTCAGCCTATTGTAGAAACGCGCATGCGCGATGAAAAAGCACAAGGCCATAGCGATACCAGTTAGTTTCAACGGTGATCAACCGCGGTTCTTGACCGTGCGCGATTGGCGGTTCAAAGATTGGATTTTTGTCACGGGCGGATGTCGCCGAAGGGAAATCACCAACCCGATCCGGTGTGCGCTTCGAGAACTCGAGGAGGAGACCCGCGGGGTTCTCAACTTGAAAAACGGTGAGTACATGGATTTCAAGTTTACAGTCAAGGAAAGTCCCACGGTGGACCTCGAGTATAACTGTTTCGTGTTCTTCGTGGATTACGACAGGGTGGAGCAGCACGGACAGGTCAAGCGATTCTACGAGGAGAAGGCCAAGATGCAACTGAAAAAACTACACAACCAACCCATTCGCAAGACCTTCGACGAGAACGATCACATGAGCTACGACACACTCCCCGAGTTTAATTCGCGTAAGCGATGGAAGTTGATCATAGATAATGTCATTAAAAATCCAGAGTTTTACAGGTGCATGCAAACCCCCGATAGAAAAACCTTCAGTATAAAATAATGAAATCGAAAGCTTTCATACTGAGACAAATCTCTGAACTTCTCGAGAAGAACCGGGGTCTGTGCGACTCCGAGATCGAGGATTGGGTCAGGGAAAATGAGAAGATGACCGTCTACGAACTCCTCACCTTTAAGAAGGAACTGAGCGAAACGAAGATTTATCAAGACGTCTCCTGTTCGTCGAACTGGTTTAGAGACGAGGATTAATATGTATGTAAAGTAAGTATGTTCAAAAGTTGGTGTTCCCAGAACGGCTTCTTGAGAAAAGTCCCCAACCCATCACACGTGCTCC